GAAGCTGATCCTGACATAGCAACAGCAAATTCCATAATAGAAAATCCTAAACTTGCTGAAGAATGGAAAAGTCAAAATAGTGTAAAACAAAAACAAAAACAAAATCCTGAACTACAAAAAGCTGCCAATGATTTATTAGATGGCAAGATAACAGGTAAACAGTTTAGAGAAAAAGTAAAAACAGTTAATCCTATAGTGCCTATTGGAAAAGTTCCACCTATTCCTTCTTTTACAGATATTGTTGGGTCGCTACTTAAAAAACAAGTTGAAAAAGGTATATATGGATTAAATAAAGAAATACCTGATGGAACAAGAGTATCTTCTAGGTTAGACATACCTGCGTATGAAAGATATGATAAATGGATTGTTTCTATACATGATTCTTTTCACAAAGGAAGAAAAGACTCAATACAAGGAGAAGCCATAGCTTATGGTAAAACTATTGTATTAAATAATGTTTCATTTAAATCTCTTCCAAGCAGAGGTCTTAGAATCGCGGCAGGTGCAGAAAAAAATACTATTGGCAGAATCTTTGGTGACATAAAAAATGAAGCTCCTGAGTCTGTTGCTAGTAGAGCTAAAAGACATCTTAACGAAGACGAGTGGTCAGAGATAGGATTTAATCCCTATCGACATGGCTTTTTCTATAATAAAGCTACAGGTCTACCTGTTGCCACTGCAGATGAAGTTGTTCAAATAGGACCTTTAGTATTAGCTCGTAATGCTAAGAAAATGACTATATCAGAGATGAAACAGACGGGAGCAGAGGGTCTCCCTGTAAGAGCAGGAAAACCTATAGAAGGTTTAAAAAATTTGAAAAGAACTAAAACTTTATTTAAGAAGGGTGGAACAATTATGAAAGAACAAATGGAACTATTTCAAGAGGGTGGACTTCAAGAAGAAGGTGGCACAGTTGATCCTGTATCAGGCAACGAAGTGCCAATAGGTTCAACAAAAGAAGAAGTCAGAGATGATATACCTGCACAGTTAAGTGAAGGAGAGTTTGTATTTCCTGCAGACGTTGTAAGATTTATAGGTTTAGAAAAACTAATGCAACTAAGACAAGAAGCAAAAGCAGGACTTAAAAAAATGGAAGAGATGGGTCAGATGGGTAACTCTGATGAAGCTACACTTCCTGATGATATTCCATTTACAGTAGATGACTTAGACACAAGAGAAGAGACAGAAGAAGAAAAAGTAGAAATGGCAAGAGGTGGTGTTATACAAGCACAGGCAGGAACTTTTGTAAATCCTAATTTTGGAACATTCACAAGACCATCATATGTTGCACCACAGTTTCAAATGAATCAAACTCCTATTTCTACTTTACCTAATACACAACAATTATCACCTGCACCTGTTGGTGGCTTTACACCTACATTTTACAATGTTACACCAAAACCTCAAACAGGTCCGGGTTCTACATTTCAAGACTTAATTGGCAGAAGACCGGGTCAATATGATGAGTTCCGTAAATATGTAAATGAATCAGGGATGATACTTAATATACCATTTAAAGATGGTGAGCCTTTGTACCCCGTGCCTGAAGGTTACATATATCAAGACCCTGAAGAAGTTATAGTAGACGATCCGTCTGTTGTAGATGTTAAACCACAGACTACTAGAGTTACAGAGCCACAAAGCGATGATGGTGGTGATCCTGAAATATCTGCAGGTCTAGGTGGTGCTAGAACAAGTATAGGTGGAATAGACTATGCAGTTCAGTATGATTTCAAAGGTAACGTAACAGGTATAGCTAATGTTGCCGATGCTCTCAAATCAGGTCGTGCTAACTTTGAAAAACCTACATTTGAAGTAGCAAGTTTAATATCAGATCAGAATAAAGCTCAAAGGGGTATGTTAAATCCATACACTATTGCAACAGGAAAAGCTGATGAAGCTAAAAAAGCAGCTATAGAAGCAACTACAAAGTTATCTAACATAAAAGACCCAATAAGTTTTACACGCACACCTGAAAGACCTGATGTTCTAGACTCAAGAAAAGACACTGAAAAGACTGTAGAGAAAGAGGCTAAAGGAAAACTAGAACAAGATCCATTTGGGATTGGTAAACTTGGTGAGTTTGATACAAGAGACCCGACAAGAGGAGGATTGACAGAGCAAGAAATAGACCAAGAACCGGGTTTTCAAAGTCTTTCTGATGAAGCTGCTGATATTGCAGGAGCAGGAGCAGGTACTCCACAGGCAACAATGAGTCCACAAGAAGCTCAACAAAAGGGTATTGAAATGGGTTTTGAGTCTCACACAGTTGCTCCGGGAACTGCTACCAATCAAGCCATAGCACAAGCAGAAACTCAAGGAGATAAAGCAGCACCTCCGGGTTCACAATATAGTGCTAATGGTAAATTTAGTTCGCCTGAACCTGAACAATCTAGCGATACAGGAGGGGGTAAATCTATAGTTTGTACTGAAATGTATAGACAAACTCAGTTAGAAGATTGGTCACAAGCTATGAAAACATGGTATGTTTATCAGAAAAAATACTTGACAAACACCCATCAAATAGGTTATCATTGGTTGTTTAAACCTTTTGTTAGTGGTATGAAAGTTAACAATACTTTAACTAATGTAGGTGCATATTTAGCCAAAAAACGAACACAACATTTAAAACATATTTTAACTAAGGGTAAAGCTAAAGATAGTTTAGTCGGTAATATATTTTGTAAAATAATTCATCCTATAGTTTATGTAGTAGGATTATGTATTAGTAAATAAGGGAACACAATGACAAACGAATATTATGAAGCAATTAAAAGAAGATATCTAGCTTTATCAGAAGCAGAAAAAGAGTTGATTAGAAAATTACTTAAAACTAAAACAGGAACTGCTTTAGCAAAAATATTTGGTAAAGAGTTTATGGATAGATTTACTTTATTAGAACCAAAAAAACGTGGACTAGCATCACGATAACTGCTAGATAGATGGCTACTTATCCCCCAACAATAATTGGCTACGATAACCCCAAAGGAGAAACTAATGGCTGAACAAGCACAAGAGATGGTGACAGATGCTACACCTGAAAAAAAAGCATTTATGGCAAAGCGTTCTACTCACGAAGATAGAATAAAAAAAGACGAGGAAGAACTGCAACAGCTTTTAAAGGAGCAAACAGGTGACGAAGAGCAAGAAGAAAACAAAGACAGCATCGAAGAAAAAGAAGAACCTAAAAACGCAGAAGAACGCACCTTCAAAAAGCGTTATGGTGATCTCCGTAGGCATTCTCAAGAAAAAGAAAAAGAATACCAAAAAAGATTAAAAGACTTAGAAAGTCAATTAGATAATGCGGCAAAGAAAGAAATGAAGTTGCCAAAATCTGATGAAGACTTAGAAGCATGGGCAAAAGAATATCCCGATGTAGCAAAGATTGTTGAAACAATAGCAATGAAAAAAGCTAGAGAACAGTCTGAACAATTAGAAAAAAAGATAAAGCAGATAGATGAAATGAATATGTCTGCAGTAAAAGAAAGGGCAGAAGTAGAATTATTGAAACTGCATCCCGACTTTGATGAGATAAGAGACAGTGATGACTTTCACGAGTGGGCAGAGCAACAGCCTAAATGGATACAGGATGCATTATATGAGAATGAAAACGATGCTAGAGCAGCAGGTAGAGCCATTGACCTCTATAAGGCAGATAGAAACATTGGCAAAAAAGATACAAGCAAAGACGATAAGAGTGCTGCTAAAGCTATTAATACGAAAAGCAAGAAAACTGAAGTTGATGTTACAGAGACATCTAAAAAGATAAGAGAATCAGATGTTCAAAAAATGTCAGCAGATCAGTACGAAAAAAATGCAGACATGATAATGGAAGCTATACGATCAGGCAACTTTTTGTATGATATATCAGGTTCTGCACGATAATTGTTGACAAATTATTATTTATAAGTATAACTATAAATAACTAGAAATGTGACCCTTTTACAAGATACTCACATTTAATCAAACTTGGAAGCCTACCTAAAAGTATGAGCCTGTGTTTAAATAGCTAATAAACACACAACCTCAGATACAATTAGCCGATGACGAGTAAATATGTAGCATACACTACGTATGCATTTGTTTATTTCAATGGAGATAAAAATGGCATTTAAAACTGCAGCAGGTTATGGTAATCTGCCTAATGGTAATTTCTCCCCAGTTATTTACTCTAAGCAGGTTCAGTTAGCCTTCAGAAAGACATCCGTTGTTGAAAATATCACTAACTCCGATTACTTCGGAGAGATTGCCAACATGGGTGATTCTGTAAAGATCATTAAAGAGCCAGAGATCACCGTTAAGGAATATGCTAGAGGTGCTAACGTACAGCCTCAAGACCTTGACGATGAAGACTTCACATTGACTATTGACAAAGCAAACTACTTTGCTTTCAAGATAGACGATATTGAAGAGGCTCACAGTCACGTAAACTTCTCTCAACTAGCAAGTGACAGAGCAGGTTACAGACTTAAAGATAACTTCGACCAAGATGTTCTTGGTTATTTGTCAGGATTTGCACAAGCATCTAACAATGCTGTAGCAAGTTCAGCTAACTCAACAGTTAACGGAACTAAAGCAGTATCAACTGCAGGTTCAGATGAATTGTTGACAAGCATGAAGCTAAGAAAAGATAGCTTTGGTAACATCACTACAGGTAGTGCTGGAGACCATTCTATCCCAATAGCTCCAAGACTAGGTGGTGCAACTGCTCAAGCAACTGCCACTGCAACTCCTTTACAGGTGATTGCAAGAATGGCAAGATTACTTGATACTCAGTTTGTAGACACTGATGGTAGATGGCTCGTTTTACACCCAACTTTTATTGAAGTCTTAAAAGATGAAGATTCACGTCTTCTAAATGGTGACTTCGGTGAGTCAGGTGCATTAAGAAGTGGTCTAGCTTTAGGTAAGATTCATGGCTTTGACGTATATATGTCAAACAACTTACCTGCAGTTGGAACAGGACCGGGAACATCAGGTTCAGCAAACCAAAACTCTAACTTTGGAGTTATCGTTGCAGGACATAGTTCAGCAGTAGCAACTGCAGAGCAAATCAACAAGACAGAGACATACAGAGACCCTGACTCTTTTGCTGATATTG